CCGTTAAGGATAAGCTAAAACTATGTGTTCGGCCAAACGGGTCAACGGATATAGCGTTCGAGTATACAAAAACGAAAGACGGGCAATCTTTACCCGACCGTTTTCCTGACGTTCAGTTTGTGGATTATACTAAAAGCATGAAACGGGTATTGAATCCTAAACGACCTAGCAACTATCACCTAACTTTTAGCCTATCGGAAACAAACAAGGCGGAAGCCGAAAAAGTTTTAAAGGCTGGTTTCAATGTGGCGGTGGTTTTTGGAAATGGAATGCCTGAAACTTTCATGGGCCACAAGGTCATTGACGGATTGCAGCACGACCTCAGACACCTAGATCCATCACCGGTGATTGTCGGACTAGAGCCCAAGGGCAAAAAAGCATTGGAAGATAAAACAGGTTTCGTGGTAAGGGATTATTAAGATGGAAAACAAAACATTTACATTCTACGCTGATGCAGGTCATGCATGGTTAAAGGTTTCACTTGTTGACGTGAAACGTCTAAAATTAAAGGTATCTGATTTCTCGACCTATTCATATTATCGCAATGTAAAACGGGGGATCACCTTATATCTCGAGGAGGACTGCGACGCCGGTATCTTCATGCATAAATATTTTGCCAAGTATAGGAAATTTCCAAAGCTTAAAAATGTACATTCAGAATATTCTAGCATTCGCAGTTTGCAACACCTATGAATAGGCGTGGCGGTTGTTGACGCTCCAAAGGGCCTCGAGCCCTAGCCACGCCGGTCCGGTGGTCTCCATTACCGGACCTCGGCCCTGGTTGCTTTACCCTTTAGCAGCCAGGGCCTCATATTTTCAAACCGCCAGACACCCCCGACATCGGCCGACCCGACCCGACCCCGACTTAGCCCGACTTGGACCCGACCCCGACTTAGCCCGACCCCGACCGACCTTGGCTTAACCCGACCCGACTTCTGGCGACCTCAAACATCCCGACCAAGATCTCTGACTCACTGTCACACGACCAGAGCGGCTTTACACCCGACCCCGACCCAAGGTCCACGCCCCGAAGACCCGACTTCACTAACTCCCGACCATGGAGCCCGTCAAACAAATATAGGTGCGGGGATAAGAGGGGGTGTACTAAGTAGAAACTTACACCTCCCGATCTACAATAGGCGTAGTTCCAAGCGATTTGTTGGGCGGATATATTTATCGCGTTAGTTTTAGTAACTTTAAGTTCAACCCAGAACGGGATGGACTCTACACATATGTGAACGTCTGGAACGCCCCCGCCATAACGATTTTCAATCCGTGTGATGTTCCAGTTTGGGGGTATCTTTGATTTTATTCTGTTCCAAAGAAGTGTCTCTGGTTTCTGACTCATTTAGGACCTCATACTCTGCATCCACGAAAGCATGTGGATGTGACTTTCTAAGTTCTTCGAGCCTAGATTCTATCTCTTGGCGGTCCATATTTTCAATAGCGTGATAGTGATTTGTTTCTCTCCTATCAGTAGTAAGACCACCCAGAGCTGATCTAGTTTTCTCAGCATTGATTGCTGCGGAGAATTGACCGGCCTCCTCCGCATTCATAGACAAGTCTCTCAATCGTTTGAGCTGACCCATAAGAGTAACGCCGTAACGCTTCTCTCTGTCCTCTCTTAACTCAGTGATGTATTCGGCTACATGTGGGAACAAGCTGGCATCTAAAAGTTTAAAAGCTTGGATACGGGCGTTACCATCTCTGTTGGAATACCCTGCTAACTTAGCGCAGCCGGCGTTGGAGTTAACGCCATCAACAAAATGTTTAGCAAATTCTTTCTGCCGATTAGTCAGCTTCCGCCCGTGGGCTTCTTCTATTTCTTCAGCTTTAGTATCAACACGTCTTTTCATAGGCCTCTATATACCATCAATTTCAAAAGAGAACATCATTATGTTAAAGATGAGATCCAACAACGGTTAGAAAAGTGTAACGAAAGGTATGTTTATGTAACGAACTGTAACGGGTACTGTAACGAGTAGTATTTAATACTACCAGTAACTTAACTACTGTTTTGAAGTACTGGTTACACTTTTACACTTTTTTACACCCATATTTTTATTTTAAAAACTTTTTTTTCAAATGAGCTGTATATAGTGACGACTGCGACGAGACCGTTATCCTTGGTCAATGAACCATGATCCGTCCCCCGGTAACCGTCCCCAATGATCTATGTAACATGGTAAAATAATCGTTGACATCGAAACCCCTGTGAATTAATGTCATAAATGTACCAAGAAAGTACACAACAAGTCGTCAACAACTACGGAGATTTATTATGTCGTTAGATTTTGAATACCAGCTTCCATCGGGACAGGTTGTTTTGGTTGAGGCAGAAGTTACCGAAGGAATGCGGGGCATGGCTCAGACAACTGAGTTTGCTGGAGAGCCTGACGAAGATCCAGTTATCGAATTACTTTCCACCACCATCGAAGGTAAGGACGTTGACCTTGAGGGTCTTTGGTTCAGGAAGCACCGTGACATAACCATGATCAATGTAATTGAAGACATGGAAGACAAAGCTTGGGAGGAATACAGTGACTGATAAGTATACAATTGAGCATAACTTTTCATACGGCTGGGATTTATTGAATGATCAGGAGCTGGATATTTATGACACGAGGGCGGAGGCTCAAGATGCTATTGACGAAATCGTGTATCAGATTGGTGACAGTGACTCAGAAGATTACAGGGTAAAGGAAATACTCTTAACATTAACAGATTGGGAATTAGAACAGGTAGAAGCATTTGCTACTTACATAGCTCAGTCGGTGGCACGGGCCGCAGTTTTACCGGAACCAGAAGGGTCTGACCTAACAGAACACGGTCAGGAAGTCTTGAGGAACGTGTGGATGTCCAAAGCTAATTATTATTTCGGAAAGCTGGAAGAAATTTTTAGGCCATCCGATCAAACGATTGCACGGCGTTATCTTACAGAATGAAGAATGCATCTCTTATAGGAAGGAGAGTTAACATGAATAACCAAGTCATTTCACTGTACGATTTTACGGGCGAAGCTTTGCGTCCATGGGCAGAGGCTGGGTATCAGTGTTTCGCTTACGATATACAGCATAATCCAAGTCCGATGGGTCCGATGCAACCGTCTAATTTTGAGCCCTTTGACGGTGGTGGGAATATCTTTTTCATCCACGCTGACTTATACGACCCTGAGACTTCGCTTAAAATTATCTCCCGTCATAACAACAAAGTCGTTTTTCTGTCGGCCTTTCCCCCATGCACTGATCTAGCGGTCAGTGGTGCTATGTGGTGGAAGAAGAAGGGCGAGGCTAATCCTGACTTTCAAAAGGATGCCGCCAGCCACGTTGAGCGGTGTGCCATGGTCGGTGATGCGTTTGACTGTCCTTACTACATAGAGAACCCCATTGGTGCTTTGACAAGGTTGTGGCGTAAGCCCGACCACAAGTTCGACCCGTGTGACTTTGGTGGCTACTTGTCAGAGGACGATGTGCATCCACGTTGGCCTGAGATCATTCCGCCAAGGGATGCCTACCGCAAGAAGACCTGCCTTTGGGTTGGCAATCGGTTCAAGATGCCTACTCACAGGCAGGTGGATCATGAGACAATGGTCTTTGACCGCAAGGATCCGAAGAAGGGAAAGAACTTCTCTCCCATTTCGGGGAAGACAGGTGGCAAGTCTGCGAGGACGAAGAACATCCGCAGCGCAACGCCACGAGGTTTCGCCAAGGCGGTGTTCTTCGCTAACGCAATGATGGAGAAAGACGGTGATCAGGACATTTGTTCATGGAACTACTTTAACCCTCACCGGCAGTTTGAGAACTGGATGGAATGCATGACCATTTCACAATTTAAATAAACCCAGAAAGGAGAGAGCTATGTTTATCGGAGCAAAATTTTATTTGAGAGAAGGCAAAGAAAGAGAAAGCACGTTGGGCTACAAGACTATTGAGATCAAGGAACGTGTTTTACATCATACGAAATGTTTCAATAAGGAATCTGAAGATTGGCCCCCGCATTACACAATTACCTCTTATGAATACATTTTTCAATGTCTGGTAAATGATGACGATACAGCTCAGATAATGGAAGAAGAACTTGAGTCTGAGATCACCCATGGAATTTATAGTTTGGGGAGAGAGGAATGAAAAAGACGTACAATCAGGAACAGGTTTCTATCCGGGTCGCTTGTCGTACCGACTTGAACAAGGCTCAAAAGTTAATGTCTGTGCGGATGGGTTTCAAGTTAACTCAGAACCAAGTTATTCAAAGACTTTTGAGGTTATACATAGAGGAGAAACCCAAATGAAGATATGTCACATATGCCATGGCAATGGATACTTGAGAAGGAAGGGTTTTGAACCGGCCGTGGATCCTTCAGCTACTGAGATTGACGGCATGTTGCAGAACGCCAGCCCTAATATCAAACAATGCTATCGATGTAAATCGACAGGAGAAGTATCGAATGAGATCGGAACCGGATGAAACTGAAAACCAAGTTGATGATAGCAAGTTGTCGGCTTTTGACATTGAACCTGAACCAAAGAAAAGGAGAAAGAAGATGGGTGTAGAATTTTACGTGATGATTGCGTTGGGCAGCCTTCTTGTAGGTCTGTTAGCGAGTTAAGGAGACATATGATGTATATAAAAGAAGAGTTTGACAGAGTAGTTGATAGAATAAGTCTTGCTAGGGAACAGGCTAAAAATCCTGAGTTCAAAATGATGTGGGATTACAAGCTAAGAGTTTTGCTCAAGGAAAAATTAGGAAGTAAAGATTAAAGTACTTGTAGCTATCTTATTGTTACTAAGTGTTACAGCAGCCAAGGCTGATGATCGAATTTGTTTGGCCGAGGCTATGTACCACGAGGCCCGTGGTCAGGGAACCTTTGGCATGTTAGCTGTAGGC